GATTAGCCGCTGTACCAATCTCAGTCCCAGCGGGATTTGCTTGATTACCAGCTGATACCAGCGTTACGGGTGCGCCCATTACTGCCCATCCTTGTTCTGACTAGCCTTCTGGGCTGCACTTTCCGCATTCAACACAAGCTGCTGATTTGCGCTCACTTGGTCGTTGATGCCCTTTATAGCAAGATTTTCGTTTGAAAGCCGGAGTTTTTCAATCTCAAGGGCATTTTTCTGCAGGTTCTGGGAATGCTGTTCCTGACCCTCTGCCCTCTTGACCATGACAGACTGAATCTCTTCACCATACTTGCGATCCAAAAGCATAGCTTCATGCTCGGTCAAAGCTCTCTTGTTCTCAATATCAGCTTGCGTTGCAGCCTGCTTCATCTGGAGGTCTGCCTGATGCGCTTCCGTCTGCATTTGAAGCTTCTGTTGCTCCATCTGCATCTTCTGCGCCTCTGCCTGCTGTGCGGCCTGCGCTGCGTCTGCCTCTGGGTTCGGCTTGGGCTGCGATCCCATTTCCTTCATCTGCTCTGCAAACTCGTCAATGGTCGCATCAAGCTCACGCCCTGCGCGGAACTGGCTTGCTACGTACTTCAGCATGTCTGCCATGAGGGGAGCAGTCTGCGGGACGGCCTGAACGCTTGGGACGGCCTGATTGAGGAAGCCACCAATAGCCGTGATGAACTCGGTTGCCCGCTGCTTCTGGGCGTTCTCATCCGGTGCGATGGTTGAGTCAGTCTCAATGTCGAACATGAACGGGCGGAGACGCTGATCGTCCAGCATCTTCTTGACCTGATCGATAGTGACCGTCTCGCCTACCTTCTGAGCCTGTGCGCCTAGCTGCTGGATCTGCTGCTGTGCTTGCTCTTGAAGCTGTTGGAGCATGGCCTGAGCTTCTTCGGGATTGGCTTGCGCCTGCGCCATAATCTGCGGATCTTTTTGAGCATCGGCTATTTGCTTCTTGGCAGCATTGGCGATTTCCTTTTGCTGGTCCGTAAGCTCTTTTACCTGCTTCTTGATGTCGGCATCCGTGGGCAGATCCATCTGCGACATATCGAGCAAGGTTTTCTTGTCGAAGTTCTCGGCCATCACCTCTGCACTGAGGCGGGTAAGGTCGCGAGCGATGCGGACTAGCTCATCCTGCTTGTCACGGATACGAACGGAACCATACTGGCTCTTTAGCTCCTGAGCGCCTAGCGTCTCGCTGGCGTTGGTAAGGCCGCGCATGATGTCGGAGAGGCCGGTGATCTGGTATACGTCATCAATAAGCTGCTTGCGGATCTCGACCAAGCCCTTGAGCGTGGTAGCGATCATATCAAGAGGCATCCACTCTACAATGCTGCCGTTAGCCCCGAAGCTCTGCCAGTTCGAAATCGGGATCATTATTGCGGAGTCGTCGTGGTTCTTCAGCGCAGTCTCAAGCGCATCGCCAATTTCACCGCCGCCAGGATAGAAGCCCTTAACCTGAAGGGCAGAGGCAAGAGCAGAGATGCGGCCCGTAAGCTCGTTTATTTCCGCAAGCTGGTCCTGATAGTACACATAGTCAGGGACGGGGACGAGCGAACCCGGCTGTACGGTGGAATAGGCAGGCTTGGGACAAGGGAAGAACTTGTCTAGGTCAAGGTGCGGCTTATCGCTGTCCAGAAGATCCTCAACGCCCTCAGTGACCCATACAACGCGGTCCTCAGACTTGCACCAGATCTCCCATACGCCAGCCTTCTCGATTGGGTCTCTGTGGCCTCTGTCGCGTTCATCACGCTTTACCGCGTTAAAGGCTGCGCCCTCGTATGCGTCTCCGCTATATTCGGAGAAACGCTTCTTCATCTCGTCCTTGGACATCCACGCGCGACGGGCAACCCAATCAACCTCTTCCCATTTACGGGCCGGGGAGGTGATGAAGTCACGGCGGTCTACATGCTCAAGGCAAAGACGTTCGTTCTTCTTGCCCTTCTTAAGCTTGTCCTCATATCGTACCCATGCTGCCCCACGGCCAACGCGCACCAAGTCGTCACGGATGAGGCGCATGGTGGAGTCTACGTCCTCAAGCTCGAACTGTACGTTAGCTACGCGCTCTAGAAGCTCTGAGGCTGTGCGAGCGATAGGATCACGGTTGCGGAAGCGGGGAACGACGACAGGGACAGGAGGCCGGGAGTATACGGATGGGGCTAGGACCTGGAGATTAGCCCAGAATAGCGAGAACTGTCGATCTGCCGTAGCTGAGATGCGGTTGCCGTCTGCATAGATCTTGTCGATCTTGTCGGAACGGTCCTGCCAGTCCTGCATGGCCTTCTCTGCATCGGTGATGAGATTTAGCCAAGCCTTTGAACTCTCCTTGTCGATGGAGGGATCGTAATCGGCCTGTGGTTCGGTGGATTCTGCCATGATTACCCGCGCTGGTTATGGTTAGTTTATAACGTAACGCGCTATTCTGGTCAATCAATGAGAAAAGCCTCGTATCCCTAACGACTGAGATACGAGGCCTTCTTATCCAGGATTGGCTCCCCGGATGGCTTTGGAACGGGTAGGAGCATATTATGTGGACTATTCACGATATCCACCGCTACCTATATCGCCCGCGTGAAAGAGCGCCCATTCCAAACTCTTTGCCCATTGGGCGAAACTATTGCCGTCTTTCCGAGCTGTCATCGGTTTCCTAGGTTTTTCTCCTAGGCCAGCCCAATTTTAAATTGGACCCCCTATTCAGGGCTTTGGGGCACCCGTTTCCGAAACCCTCGCCTCGTTAGCCTACTGGCTAATCCACTAAGCTAGGCGATCAACCCTAGCTGCCCTTTCGGGGACTTGAGTGACCTGAGAGTGTTAGCGCGCCTCACCTCATTCTCAGCTAAACTGATGGATCTGGGTCTAACTTTCCGCCGCTCTCACGACGATAGAGCTATTCGGCCTCTATCTACCTAATCAGATGGCAAGCAGAGCAAACCCTGTAACGCCACTCCTTGAACACCTAATTCATACCACTCATCCCCACGTCAGCGCAAGGTACATCCAGAACATTATCATTCCCAAGATCATGCTGTACAGGAGGATACGTTCTTGTCTGGGTGTCATGGTATCCTCCTAAAGTCGAGGAACGTGGTTATGGGCTGGAAGTTCCGCGAAGTGATGCTGCAGAAGCTCTATGCCAAGCGGCATAAGTCTCATCAATCGAGGCAAACTGCTCCGCGCAATGGTCATGCCATGAAGTGCATCTCTCTCGTTCGGCAAGGATGGCGCGGGCGATGATCATGTCGCTATCTTCCTGACGCGGCTGCACACAAGCGTCATCGAATGCCTTCTGTGCAGCCTGCATCACGTCTTCCGGTATCTCACTCATCTCGTCTCATCCTTTGATTTGCGCCACGAGAAAATGATGCCTTTGAACGGATTGCTCGATACATACCCGTCAACGGCCTCGATGCGTTCGCATTTCGTCTTGGCTAGCCATTCGACCAGAATGTACGGCATAAACTTCATCCATCCTGCGAGCATTTCAAACTCTCCCGATATTGTTTCACAGTGACGGCCAGCCCTAGTCGCTTGATGGTGCGTAGGTCACGCTGGTAGGCTGCGTTGTAGGCTAGGCGTTCTTTGTGCTTTTGAATGATGACAGCGTCATTCCTAATTATTCCATCATTCCGCAGTTTGTTGACGAACTCAGCCAATAATTCAGCATCTATTTTGTCTAGGCCATAAATTATGTCAGGGGACCAATTTACCTCACTTGCCTGCGCCTCAACCTCAGTTGCCGTCTTCTCCTTTGCGTCTGGCACCTTCTGAATGCGCCTAGAAAGGTTGCTCATGGGCTAACCCCCAAGCGCTTCGCTAGAGAAGCCCGCATGATTGGGCTTGGCCCAGCCTCACCCCATCGCCAAAACTCCCAAGGCTTGGGAAAGGTGAACCCGTCATTAACCATCATGTCTGCGACCCTATCGGCGCACTCCTGACGAGTGTCCGCATCCGCGCGGTAATTTACACCGTTGTATCTAATCGTTAGTGTCGGCATCATTCATCCCTATCCAGATCAGCGATAGCGGATAGTGCAATAGCAATCGCAAGTGCTACTCCTGTCTCTCCGCTTTTTGGGTCAATATTGGCAATCTTGTTAAATTCAGACCTAGCCCAGGTGTTGCTATATGCCTGCCTTAGCTTCAGATCTCGGATGGATTCTTCTTCGTATTTCAGAAGTGCTCGTATTGTGTCGAATGCAGCCATCTTTTACCTCATCCAAACCCTAAAGAAAGTTACAAGGATTAGCGTCCACTGCGCTACCTCAAACCAAAAATACATACTCACCCTCCATGTTGTTTACGTAACGTACACGGATAAACTACACGGCGCAAGCGTTATTTACACCCTCCCCTGTCTACCCGTAGGGATAGGGGGCGCGCGGAACTGTCCTGTCTTGGGAATGGATTGGTCTTCACGCTTGGAGTTCGGCACCTTGCCTGCGTTCATGCGGTCGATAAGCTGGCCCACCAGACCTAGCGCGTCCACTTGGTCATCGTGCACACCAACGGGAAAGCTCATCATCTCGCTTATGAGATCGGAGACGAATGGTGCATCTTTGTGGATATATAGCCCCCTGGTGGCGATGAGGCCACGGAAAGACTGTGCGCGCACTGCCTTGTCCCCACGGGTAGCGAAAGCCTCACGCCCTACATATGCGCCCTTGTCTAGCTGTCTGCGCAGGAGGAATGGGCCAACACCTGACTTGATCTGGCCTGTTTCCTCACCCCATCCTATGGGCTTCCACTTCAGCACTAGATCACAGAAAGCCTCTACCCATTCGTCAGAAGACGCCTGTTTGCGCCACATATCGAGAAGCCATGGCCTGCCCTCTGGATCTAGTCCTACGACAGCGTGAACCGTGTAATCACCGCCTGAGCTTGTTACAGCGTAGTCAGAGCCACCGTAAATGCGCATATGCTCTCGTGGAGGCGTATGCTCCATGAGGTTTATCCATTCGCGCTTGAAGTAGTCGCCTGTGTCTGGGGATGGGCGCTGTTGGTAAAGGGCAGACCAGTCACGTGGCGGGAGCGCTCGCTTGATCTGCTCAAGAGCCTGCAAATCATACTGCTCAGGCCACAGAGCCTCACCAGCTTCGTTGATGGCCGGAAGGTCGAGAACTACCCATCCCTCGTGCTTGTGCTCTTCCTGAAGCCAGCCAGCCAGATCATCCTCATGCCAGCGCGTCTGAATGACCACGATACGGCCACCAGGCATCAGGCGAGTATAAGCCGTACTTGTGTACCAGTCTTTGGTCTTTTTGCGGATTACCTCTGATTCTGCGTCTTCTCGGTTTTTGACCGGATCGTCTATGAGTAGAAGATGAGCGCCGCGACCTGTAAGAGGGCCACCAACACCAACAGCATAAAA